TGCCACCATCTGCCAGTAACCTGCATGAGTGTATCCAGTCCCTAACTGATTCAAAACCTCTATTCCACCATAAATAGGTGTATTTTCGCCGTAATTATCATCTTGATTAATCGCCCACTCATATAGCACACCACCACCGTTTGAATCAACTTCAAAAGCCCTAGTACCTTCTGGAGCACCAACACCAGCAATCACAGAATTAAATTGTTCTTTTACGAAATCTTCATCATACAAAAGCCAAGATAGAAGCTTATCCCACCAGTTTTTACCTTTTTCTTCTTTCTCAGATTTTTTCTTATCTTCCTCTTGTTTTTCTTTCTGTTTCTTTTCTTTTGCGTCGTTTTCAAAAGCATTATCATCCACTTCAACATTGACCCAATTTAACGACATTTTAACCTTATCTTTCATAGCTTCGTACTTGTTACCGGCCAGAAATTGACCATTTTCTTTGACCAGCACACTATTTGAAATTGCCGCATCACCAGAACGCTTAAAATAATCATAAGCATGACTCACACCATCAGCCGGCGGATTAGCTTCGCTATACTCAGTTAGTACGTCACGTGTAGGAGATTGTGGTGCATAACCATTAGAACCCCAAATGGCAGAAAGAGATTGGAATTGCTGTACACGTTGGCCGCTGGGAACAAGCTTCCCGTCTACTTCTTTTGGTGTATTTACATCCAAACCCCAATAACCCAAAGTATTATCATCTTTTGCCCAGTCTGGCCTATGCGGTAGATTTTTAAAATAATCACCATCAACCAGGTACACTCCAGGAGTCTTACCATCAAATTCTCTCCAGGGCTTTTTGAGGTTAAACTCAATCGGCTTATTGTTTTTGTCAAAAAAACTGGCTTTAGTCCCTGATTTTGTCTCATGCACAATGCCGTTTTTTGAGATGACCACAAATGTTACCTTATTTGTAACATAGTTTTTCTCTTTTGCACCTCTTAAAAACCGAAGAAAGCCATCAAATGCTTGTGGGCCGTATGAGTAGACCATATCAGATGGATAGGAGCGGATGTCATACTGTACCACAGAAGCCTCCCAACCTTTTGGTAAGTCAAAGTTTCTGTCGGTACCAGCAATCTCAACACCGTCGACCTTTACTTTACCGCTTGGAAATCTTCTAGTTTCAATTTGCTGGTCGGCAAATACCCTATCAGGATACCAAATAAAACAACATAAACCAATAATATACAAAATGAGAATCACAAGCATAATCAACCAAAAAAAACCATTCTCAAATATTTCATCTTCTTTATCTTTTTTCAAAAAAATCACCTCATAAACATTAACACTACGAGCCAGTGCCTACCCTCCCCAAAGCTTTTCTTGATCCGCTGTGGACAACCCCCCCACAGCCCCAGCTCTCTGAGCACAAAGAGAGGAAGAAGTTTGGCGGGGGGCTAGTCTGCGCGGGTGCCTCCCCCCGAGCCCCCCACCCGCGCCGAAGCTGCGCGCTCCGCTTGCCGGTCTATATTTTTAGGACATCTGGGAGGGGTACGACAGCCTCAAGATATGCTAAAAATCAAGACAGTCGAGGGGGTAGGTGAAGGAGGCGAAGGAGAGGGTTTCGCTGGTTAGGTGACCCTCTAGGCTAGCACTCTCCACCTAAACTCCTGCCGCCTCTTTGGTTTTGGGGCAGGTGGAGGGGGGGTTGTCCACAGCGGGAAAAACTTTGGTACAGGTAGGCGCTCTTCGCTCCCATTAGTCTACATCTCTTTTTTTCAAAAAGATGGTCAACAACACAATCACAAACAGTATCACATATACTGCTATCGCTTCCGGTTTCCCAGAATTCAACCACTTCATCACATCATCAACAAACGGAATCCCAAGATACTTGGGTACAAACCAATCTTTCATTTTTTACCTCAATTTTCTACTGCTGAAAATAGCGTATTAACCAATTTCATCGCAAACATCCCAATGCAAATACAAACTGTCAAAAGCACCACAAAGTCTGTTAATTGCTTATTATCAATCTTAACTGTCGCCTGTGGCTTGTTCTGCTCAATGGTAGATATCAGCTTGCTATCATCATATACGGTCGTTTTAAGCTCATTATAAGCCGACCAGTCCTTTGACACCTCTTTGTCTTTTAAACCACTTAAAAGCTCACTAGCGTCATGAGAATTAGCTTCTGTGTACTTTGCTATATTTTCTAGACTTTCTCGCTGCTTTTCTTCTAAATCATAGTGGTACTCAATCCATGCAATCTGTTCTTCTGCCGTCAACGGCTCTTTATCAAATTTCATAATTTTAGCATAAATTTTCATATATTCTTCTTTTTTCAAAATCGATATCTCCCTTTTTTAATAAATTTTCAATTACCTGAGTTTTACTCAAACCTGTTTTTGATTGCAAAGCCAAAAGAGCAAAATAGCTCTCATCATCAATACAAATATGAATATGCCTAGTCTTCATCAAAATCAACTCCACAACCAAAATAATCAATCGAAAAATAACGTTTACTTGCAAACAAAAAATCATCTTCAGTAAATTTATAATTATAATCTGCTTGATTCGTTAAAAAATCCATACAAGCTTGTTTACTATCAAATTGTTTCTTCCTTACAACTTCAATATCTAAACATTTATCAGAATCGAAACCAAAACCTAAAACAATTACAAAGAATTTGCCAAATTCTTCCGCAACGCTTGCTTTAAAAATCGAACAATCTTCTAATTTACACATATTGATTTACCTATATATTTTATTGTACATACTAGGCTAAAATATAAAGGACAAGGTCCTTTATATTAAGCAGCACCCCGAACAAAGTTCAGAACGGCTTTCATTCCAGAGACACCAGCACGAACAACTAGCACAGTTGGAAAATATGCGGTCAGTGTGGTTAAAATCCCTTTAATTGCTTCTGCAGCTCCCTCAGCCATTAGCATGTACCCCTTTCTTCTTTTTTCTTTTATGCCTACCACCCACCCTTATATTTACAAGATAGTGATAGAATTAACTACAAATTTACCTTTGCTATTAAGCGTACCAACCAAATCAACATTCGCTGGATACTTAAGCACTTGATTTAATACATTTTGAGCGACTGAAATATCAACATTTAAGTTAATAATCTGTAGCGGCTCATTTTTAGGTGAATTGTCGTCATAAACAATGACTTTCCCACCCTGGACTTGTTCGCCGTCGTCGTTCTTGAAATCGTATGTAGATACGGATAGCAGTTTGTAACTCATTTTTTCACCTCATTTTCTTAGTCTTATAAGAGGCCTTTCTTTAATTTTTTTATCAAGCTATCCTCAACTTGATATATTCATTATATAATAAAGTATTCTATTTGTAAAGTTATTTTAAGGTTATTTTAAGACATCTTTGAAACAATTGTCTAAATCATTTAATAATCTTTCGTAGAAGTCAGGATTTCTCTTGATTTCTTTTTTCATCCATGGCAAAACTTGTTTTTTGTAATAGTCCGTATTCTCAATAAAATCTCGCTCAACCAACTTCCTATCTGATAATTCTAACTCGTCAAACTCAATATCAAGATACCGATAGGCCAAGATAGAAAAGATTTCTTTAGCGTCTTTAGTTGTCCTAAGATAATCACGAGCAACTCTACCTTTAAGCTGAAACTCGAAACGCAACCAACTCTTTAGATAGTCTGTTTCTTCCTTGTTCAACTGATTTCCTTTTTCGTAAATCCTCAAAATCAAGTCGTTAGAGCCAAAATAGAAAGTCCTTCCGCCACCAGAACCAAAAGACTCTATTTTTTTCTTATGTTTCAATTTTTTGACCAGTGGCACATAATCAGCAATATCTTCCCAGCTTTCAAGACGAACATCAATACAAATATCAATCCTAGATATATCGTCTGTTGGTACATCGTTAACAAGATACTCATAAATGCCGTCATCATCAAACCCAGATTTCTCATGCCAAAACCTCTTACCATTTCCTTTATCCATCTCATGAACTCGAAGCCCAAGAACTTCGCCATCATAAATATCATCAAGTATGCCAAAAGTTAACCAGTCAAAGGCTGGTAACCTCAAAATTTCCATAAACTAACCCCAAAAAAATTCGAATTTCCTCGTATTTTTTTTTTTCTAACCCCGTGTTACAGGAACGGGGTTTTTTTCGCTCGCTGGCGCTCGCCGGCTAAAGCCGGCCTGAGCCCTCAGCTGAGCTTTGAAACATCATAGTTTGTGTGCCAATCGGTCTTAACTACAGCCTTGTAATCATAGAGATACCGGATTTTGGCATCTTGGACAAACCAATCAGACACACGCTTAATTTTAGGAGCTGATTTGCCTGTTCTAACCATTGTATTAACACCACCAGCGGCATAGTAATACTCGTAATCCTGTTGCGAAAACCTACGAAACCTTGTCAAACGTCCAAAAAAAGTGTGACAATCATAGACATAATGTGCTAGTTTCCTAAATTTAGTATCCAATAAACTATAATCTTGTGTAAGAAGTATGACCCATTTACCAGCGCCTTTCCTCGTCTGCATGAGAAACTTCACCAAATCCTCAGGCACATCAGAACGAAGCTTACTCGCAAAGGTTGAGTTTGCTTCATCAACCAAGACCACTACCGGCTTATCATAAATATGTAAGACATTCCCCATAGTTAAAGGCAAATCAACCAACGGGCTCTCAATGTTTGAAATAACAATAATATCTTTAAAAGCTCGCTTTATCTTTCGCACCAAATGGATACCACACATCGTCTTACCCGAACCGGTTTTACCTACAAAAATATCACATCTAGCATATTTATTAAACTTATCAACCACTGATTTAACCGTAAAACTATCATAAATCGATAAAATAAAAGCATAAACAAATAAATGTAAGGGAATCACATTAAATCCTTTCTTTTTTTCCGAACGTTTCTGTCTCCAGGTAACCAGGTATTTTGGATTTTTTCCGAACGTTTCTGTCTCCAGGTAACCAGGTATTTTGGATTTTTTCCGAACGTTTCACCACGTTAAAATCACCCTCTAATTATTTTAACTAAAAAAACCGCAATTTTAACAGAATACTCTGCCAACCACACCACAACGAAAGTTGTAATTAATGCAAGAAAAGCTGGCATATCCACCCAAGAATTAAACCAGTTAGGCAAGGTCAAACTTGCAACCGCAATGTTGAGCGGAGGAAGAATGGCAAAAAGTATCTTAAAAAGCGTACAACCTAACAATACTAAAACATTTATCATACTACTTCAACCTCTTGTAGAATTTTTTCATAATAAAATAATTGGCGGTCATCGTGAACATAAATTTTGTAAAATTCTT